CCCTTGTTCCAATATGTGTAATCACTATCTAAATAATTCATCCACCCTCTCGAATAGGCAGTTTGAAATCCGTGCTTGACAATCCCCAGTTCCTTCACTTCAGGATCGTTTATTATTTCTCTCACCATCTCATCCAGCGTTTCTTTACTGACGGAAAATCTTGGATGAGGTTCGTTCCAATAGTTTGAATGCTCGGAAAATCTGTTCTTTAGATATATCTCACTGCGTCCAACCTCACCAGAAAACTCGGTGTTGCGCACAATTGCGTTCAATTCATCAACTATATCGAGATCTAGATTTATTTCTTCAGCTATTTTCGACATCTTCCCAACTATATCCTGCCTTTTTCAATAGATTCATTGTTACATGAATATGCCTGTTTGATCCATAGTGTTGTAAGTCTCTAGACCAGTCATGTTCTTGGAACAGAGAGAAATAATCACCACCATCACAAGGATCGTGAATGAATGGTGTATTGAATTGATCGCACAAACTTTGCATGGCTCTCATCACTTTCTCTCTGTGTAGGATCCATTCATCTTCTATGGTAGGCATCGGACTGACAGGCGTTGACACAATCCCAGTGGCTAAGTGATGTTCATACCCTTCACTTGGTGTCAACATAAACACATGCGAAGGTTTAATTTTCGGTAACCAGTACAGGAGGACTCTGAATGCAGAATCTAAACTGCCATTGACAATCCCAAGATTATATGCTCTCACTCTCAGAGTTTGGCTCAGGCGAGTAGACCAAATTTTACCCTCTGGCACACCAACACCGAATGTATTTGAATCACCGAGACAAATTACACTGCGTTTCTTGGATGCGGTTGGCATTTCCTCGCCCCTGAAACCATGAGTGTTTATTCTGTAAGATAGATTGACCCAGTCGTTGATTGCAGGATCATCTGGGTTGTAGTCGTATTTGTATCCAATCACACGATCATCAGGCAGCGGTTTGTGATGCTTCCAACCATTTTTCTCTAACTCTTCGCGGTTATCTACGAGGTTTTGATTATATAGTTGTTCGCTATCGCTTGCGTAAAATGGCAGTTCTTCAGGAGTACACTCTTTGCCATCTGCCATTCCCCAGTATTCTTTCATTGCTCGTCTCTGTCTTGCTTCATCCAAGCATTAAATTGAACAGATCCAACCTTTTCCTCAACCCACTCAAGCACTACGGTTGCGCCAATGATCGAACCTCTCTTCTCACCGAAGTAACTTCCAACCAAATAAGCAATCACAATACAAGCCCAAGCTATGATAGTGTGTTCTATGGAATCCATTTATTCTTTCTCATCAGTTCAACTACTTTATACGCGGAATCTTTTAATACTTTTGATGTGGTATGGTAAGTATCTCTAGATGGTATTTCTTCACAATATGCTTTCATTGCCTCTTCTCCTTGGTCTCTTGGAGGAAAGACCCATTCGCAATCAATAATGTTAGGATGTTTACTGTACTTCTCCATAGTAGACTCAGGAACATCGTAATCGTTTCTAAAATCCTTCACAGTCCACATTAATGAAACAGTATTAGGTTTTTCTAGCAACTCTTCCATATCGCGTTCCCACATCTCAACCATTTGACTGTGTATTTTAGAACCAGAAAGTTCGCCATTCTTAATACGAGGAGCAGGCGAGTTTTTTGCTCCTATACCTACAATTAGATCTTTGTCGGTGTGATATTCAACGAAGGCGCGACGCCAATTATGCGAACCGCATTGTACCTTATTGTCAAACTCCAATCTAGTCGTGTCCCAACAAAGGTGAGTAACTGCGCAGAGTGGCTTCAGGATATGTGACCAAGCATCAATGATCCGTATAGAAGATTTGATACCACCAAGATTCACAGCAAGATTGTAAACTGGCTTACCAGAAATCTCTTCAAGGCTGGCTGCAAATGAATCCTTTTCGTGATAACCTGTACCAAATGCAGCACTATTACCAGTGAGTAGAATGCAATCACCCACACCCTCTAGGTTGTCTAGGTCAGACATATCCTTTTGCTCTCTGTACCCATACTCATTCAGTTTGTAAATAATGGGGATCAGATTATCTTCTTCGTCGATATATCCCGCATCCCTCAATAATTGTTCTTCGGCATGCGCATTCTTTACGTTATCTGTTCCGAAGAAATGAAACTCTGCATTCAGGAGTGATTTTGGAGTACCCAACCCCATAGCATATGCTTCTGGGGAAATCTTATACAAAGGAGTGTTCTTTCCATGTCTCATAGCATTGGCAGCTTGCCGATACATTTTGTGTAAATCCTTATCATCCTTTTGCATTTTTATCATGATGGACTGCTTTCCCTCACAGTTTGTATCCAAGCATCCCTTGCTTGATTGCGTTTAAATGAATCTTCCTTATACTTATCACGAAGCCATTCCAAGTTTTTCTCGACATACTCATCACGGCTGAGTATTTCTTGTCTCCATTCGCGACGTTCAACACAATTGGCATGCCACATTGACGTTGCCCACTCTAAGAATTTATTTTCCGACGATCTCATGGTAGATTTCCTCCCAGTTCTTCATCGATTTGAAATCCCCCTCGGCATCCATATTGTGTCCATGTTCAACCAAGAGACTTTCAAACCCAGTTTCAGCACCAACCGATGCATTCTCTGGCTTATCTTCGATCCAGTAACAACCATTATATTTGCCACTCAATTCAGCCAGAATATCATCTTTATCAGCACCAGTATCCAGACATATAACTTCTTCAAACGTGTTATCACCGAACAGTTTGGCAAGGTTGCGCGTTCTTAATTTCTGCGCATAAGGATCCAAAGACAAACTTGTTACAGCTATGAATTTATATTTATGCTTCTCGTGCAGCTTCTTGATATAGTATTGAGCATCACGGAGAGGTGGTAGAAAACCAATCGCAGCAGAGGCATTAAACATACGAACCATATGGCGCGATACAGGTTTTTCTATATTAAAACGATTGTGGACACCATACATTAACTTGTAGTCTTTAACAGGGGTGTGTCCTTGATTTGCCATCCAAACGTCAAATGCCTCTTCCCAATCGAGGCATACTCCATCAACGTCAGTCAGGATATACTTATCCTTCATCATGCCTCCCATACGCTAGAGAGGTCTTGCTGAATGATCTCCCACTCAGCCATTGTTGTTTCGAGAGCGTAATCACGCATCTCAGGGCGGTCAGCAAACTGCTGATACACCGCATAAGCCACCATATCGGCTGACTCGTTGTAGTTGTTTTCAGCGAGTTCTTGACACTCATACACAAATTGACCCATCTTACTCATAATCATTCTCCAACAAAATATACACTAATTGTACTACAATCGAGGCGAAAGTCAAGCGTTTTATGCCTTTCCAGCAGAAACGCGATGACGAACCAGAGACAACTCTGTCCCTTCAAGACCCAGACGGATCTCGCGGACACGAGCCACGGCATCATCAATTACTTGCTCAACCGAGACATCACTGAATAGGACAGCAGAAGCCTTGGAGCCACTAGAAAATTCAACGGTAAGATCAGCTTTAAACATATTTCTCTCTCTCTTTTCTCTCAATTTACACTATATTATACCGCATTCGAGATAAATGTCAAGCGTTTTTTTGTGTTTTTAGTAATATAAATATACTGTAAATACAACAACTTATGAATTATTTGAGGTTATTATGGCTAGAGCATCCCGATTTTTTGCGTTTCGAGCGCGGGATGAGTTCTGGATCGTTGATGAAAACACCCTCCAAGACGTCCCCAAACCAAGAGAACTGCTGATCAAGAAGGCAACTGTCGAGGCGATCCGCGAGTATGTACTCACCCAGAATAAGACTGATTTACCCATCGTTGATAGGTGTCGAGATAGGACTGGTTGGCATACACCAGAAGGTCGAGAGAGGATCCGAAAAGCCAAATTAGGGGATAAACACCCCCATAAATCAGGTCTTACAGACGAACACAAACAGAAGATCAGAGAGACAATGACAGG